TTGAGGAATTTATTCTCTCCATGGGGCTGAGTTCCTTCGAGGAATACAGGTATCATCTGGGCCGACACGCCGCCATTCTGGACGTTGAGGCGCGACTAGTTGCATTTATCAAGGACAAGGAGGAAAGTGATGAGGGCTGAAATGGAGAACGCGGTTGAGGGCAAGGATTGGTCCACCCCCAACGAGGTTATTGACCCCAAGGATTTGCCTCCGGCAGTTGGCTGGAAGGTCCTGGTGAGGGTCTGGACCCCCCCAGAAAAGACCAAGGGCGGCATTCTGCTCCCCGATCAGGTCATTGACGACCGCGAATACCTTACAACTGTGGGTCGAGTGGTGTCGGTTGGCCCTCTTGCGTGGCGAGCAGCGGATGCAATGGTGGATGGGGTCTATACGCCGTGGGCAAAGCCGGGTGACTATGTGGTTTTCGGCAAGTTCGCCGGGGAGAAGCTCCGCTACGGGGGCGTAAAGTATATCCTTTTGGATGACAAGAACATCAAATGGGTCGTCAAGGACCCTTCGAAGCTCATGAATTTCTAATTCTGGGGCTGAAATACAGTTAAAAGAGGGCTCGGGAGTGAATTCCTGGGCCCTTTTCGTTTACCCCCTTGACTCACCACCCAAAATAGGCTAAATTTCCTTTAATCGTCGTGGACTGCCTACGTTAAAGGAGAAAGTATGCCCAAGGACAATGAAGCCTGGACCGAGATCGACCTGAAGGACGATAGCGGCAAGGACAAGGACATCATTCTTGACCAGATTGACGAAAATCTGGAAGAGGAAGAGGTCAAGGAGACGAAATCCCAGCCCACTGAGGTGGAAGAGGAGGATTTCGAAGGAGAGTCCAAGGTATCGGACCGAATTCGCAAGCTGATCGCCAAGGCCAAGGCCGAAAGTGACAAGGCTGCTGCAATTCAAGCCCAGCTCTTGGAAAAAGAGCAGGAAATTCAAGGACTTAAGCAGGGTATTCAGAGCATCCATGGGCGCATGTCCGAGGGTGCCAAGAATGTAAAGAAGACCCTCAAGGAAAACAAGGAAGCCCAGATCCAGCAGATCAAGCGCACCCTCCGCCAGGCGGTCGATGCGGGCGATGCTGAGGGTCAGGTCGAAGCCCAGGATTCTCTGGCGCGCCTTTATTCCGAACTGAGTGCCATTGACAATGCGTCCGATGAGGTAGAGCTGCCTCGCATCAATAGGCCACAAGGTGGCAACAAGGGTCAGCGTTTCATGGCCAACAACCCGCTCTTCACCAACTCGGTATTCAAGGCAGCCGCCATGACTATCGATGCAGAGCTCAAGGAATCCGGTCTAAGCCCGCATGAAGACAGCTATTACGATATTCTTCGTGATCGTCTGCGGCAGGAATTCCCCGACAAGAAGGACAAGATCCACTCTTTGCGAGTCCAGGAAGAGGACGACGAAGAGGAAAAGGAAGAGAAGCAGGAAAAGCTCAAGAAGCGAGCCGCTGCAACTTCTGGTCGAGGAATTAGTAGGGAAACTACTCAGACTGGTGTAATTCGCGTGCGTCCCACTCAAGAGGACCTGGCAATGGCCAAGAGGCTCGGCCTGGATCCCAAGGACTACATGCGTGAAAAGATTCGCCTTGATAAGGCCGGTACCGGCTACGTTGTGATTGGACAATAAGATGCGCAAGATTCGTGAAGATATCCGTGAAGATGAGGAGATGTCTCTCCTGTCGCTGCCCCCGGAGAAGCCGGGCTACAAATTTGGTTTCATTCGTGTCCTCCTGCGAGGCAAGGATGATGTCAACAATATTTCGGAGATGCGTCGGATTGGTTGGGAAACCGTCCAGGCTGATGACCTCCCCAAAGAGTATGCTGATTACGCTCCCCGCCTGATGGAAGGCCGCTACGAAGGCTCGATTGGCGTGGGCGATTTGATGCTGATGCAGATTCCCGAAGAGAGGCTGCGCCGCTACACGGCAAGGCACGAGAAGCTGGGTCAGGATCGTGAGCAGGCAATCAATGCGCAGTTGGGTAAGTTGCATGACCCCCGATATGCGCCGATTACGAATGATTCGGCTAGCCAGGTAACCACCGGAACCCGCCAGGCTAAGTTCAAGTAACATCAGGGGGCCGGAAGAGGAAAAAGAATGTCTAGTACCCTTGCACCTTTCGGCCTCCGGCGCGTCCGCACTGTTGGCTCACGCCCCAACAGCATGGGCATCGGTGAATATCGAATTGCTTCCCTGACCACGGCCACTCTGTACAGCGGCCAGCCGGTTGCCATTAATGCCGCTGGCTTTGTGGACGTGCTGACGTCGGCGGGTATCACCACGGGTCCCACGGTTGGTGTTCTGGAAGGTGTCTCGTACACCGATCCGGTCTCCAAGCGCCCTGTCTGGTCCGGCTACTGGCCGGGTGGCACGTCTGCCACTGATGCCGTCGCGGCGGTCGATGACGATCCGTATGCCACCTTCTGGGTCCAGGCCAATACGAGCCTGATCGCGGTCAATGTGGGTCAGCTTGCTGGCCTCACCACGGCCTCGTACACCAGCGGCACGACCAATTACGGCACGTCCTATGCGGTACTGAACCAGTCGTCCCTTGGCACCAGCAACGGTCTGATGCGTATTCTGCGTCTCGCCACGCTGCCGGGCAATGCGATCAATGATGCCTACACGATTGTGGAAGTCATGTTCGCGAATCACCAGTTCAATACCACGGCCGGCATCTAAAGGAGTCATGTAAATGTCCAGTCTGATTACCCGTTCAAGTGAATCCAAGCAGCTAGTACCTGGTCTAAATGCGATCTTTGGTATGGCTTACAAGGATATCAGCAACGAAGCCATTCCAATGTACGACACCGAGAAGTCGGAGCGTGCATTCGAAGAGGAAGTGATGATGTCGCTGCTCGGCTCCGCACCCACCAAGGGTGAAGGCGCCGCAATCGTGTACGACGATGCCCGTGAGGCGTGGACCGCGCGTTATACGCACGAAACCATCGCTCTCGGCTTCGCGATCACGGAAGAGGCCTTCGAAGACAACCTGTACGACACCTTCTCGAAGGTCCGTGCAAAGGGTCTGGGCCGCGCCATGGCGAATACGCAGCAGGTCAAGGCTGCCGCGCCGTACAACAACGCCTTCTCGGCTTCCTTCCCGACGGGCGACGGTGTGCCGCTGATCTCGGCCTCCCACCCCACTCGCGATGCGGGTCTCCAGAGCAACCTGCTCACGGGCCAGCTGTCCGAGACGGCCATCGAGAATGCCTTTATCACCATCACCCTGGAGAAGGATGATCGTGGTATTCTGACCTCGAACATGGCCAAGCGGCTTGTCATTCCGCCGCAGCTGCAGTTTACGGCTGACCGTATTCTCAACAGCCCGCTGCGCAATGGCACCTCGGATAACGACAAGAACGTTGTCAAGGGCATGTTCGACATGGTGCACGTCAACCGGTACCTGACCTCGCCGACGGCGTGGTACATCCGGACCGAGTGCCCCAACGGCATGAAGCACTTCGAGCGTGTGGCCCTGAGCACCAAGACCGAAGGCGACTTCGACACGGGCAACCTCCGTTTCAAGAGCCGGGCCAGGTATTCCTATGGAAGCAGTGATTGGCGTGGGTTGTATGCCAGCTCGGGTTCGTAAGGAAAAAAGTACAGTAGGAACTAGGAGGGGAGTCAATTCCCCTCCTTTTTCTTTTTACGCCAATCTTTTAGCTTACAGGCATTTGAACAAAATATTTTTAAATGATGAGTGTGTGCCATATTTTTATTACACACCGGGCAATGTCTATTAGACTCCTTTTCATTGTGTAATTTTACTTTTTCGTTGTATTCTTCTAGCTTAACTTCCCATATTGCGTCAAGTTTGTCTGAGAAGGCCTCAAAGTATTCTTCTGACCCTCGGCGGTTCAATTGGCGAATTTCGTGTTTGAATTTGTCGAGTTCCACATAGTTACGTTTATTTAACTTTTTGTATTCCTCAAAGTTTAAAACGACTTCGGCCTGTTGCTTTTTTATAACCAAATATGGCATAATCTGGTGTAAGAGGGGCACGAGAGTTCTTCCTCGGCAATGAATGTTGAACGCCTCCACCTGGTGCTTCCCAGTGCGATGGCTATTATGTGAGGTTATGTGCGGGAATCTTGCGAGAAGATTATCACGAAGATTTGTTGAGGTTGTTGCAATAGATAGTCTGCTGCTGTAGTTAATTTTCCTACCGGTTTTACTGAGTGTTCTGTCGATCATGAGGCTTCCCTCACCATCAATAATTCCGGCTAAGTATGCAAAATCAGTATCGGTTAACATTGTCTTCTATCTCCTACGTGCGTTACTTGTATCACGATGGAATATACTAGTCAAGTACCTTACATATTCTCGTGGAGCCCCCTTTCTTTTTGCCCCCCAATGGGCTATAATTCCCATTGTCATAGACCGTAGGCCATCGGACCTCACCAGACTATGACTGAAAGGTGAATTAATTATGGCACGATCCAGTTTTAGCGGCCCCCTCGTAACGGGCCCCAAGAAGTACGAAGTCCTGACCAGCGTCAGCATCGCCGGCAATGCCACGGGTGTAGGAATTAATGCCCAGGGCACGGTCGAGCTTGTCAAGACCTACCCCTGGTCCTATACGGCTTCCGCTGATACCCCGTTCATGATTCTCCCGGCAGGCTCCTATCTGCAGGGCCAGATCCAGGTGGATATCATCACCACGGTCGACGCTTCGGTGGGTTCCTTCAATGTGGGCCGTACCGGCAACAGCACGGAATTCGGCACCCTGACCTCCATCGGCGTGGTGGGCCGCCAGTTCATGGACTATCCGGCCTCTGCCGTTGTGGCCATGTCCACTTTCTGCAGTGTTGACACGACCCTGACCTACAAGGTCTCCACCGATACTTCGGGCGCGACCAAGGGTAGTGGCTATGTCAGCGTATTCTACACGCAGATGGTCAAGACCTAATGGCCCAGAATCCTGGCATCAAGACAATTGTCGGGACCACGGTTGGCGTCGTCACGTCGTCCATGTATCGGACCAATTTGCACACTACTCCGGGCAATATTGCCCTGTTCTGCATCGCTTCAGGTACCAATACTTATAGCGTGCAGTACACTGGGGATGATGTGTGGGACATGGCGGATCCGAATACCAGTGCAGTTTGGTTGCCTCATCCATTCCTTACCAGTATGACGGTCTCGGCTACGGCAGGCAATTTTGCCTTCCCGCCCTCGGCTGTCCGTCTGGTAGTGGATGCGATGACGACCTCGACCACTCCGCGCGTCAGACTCAATATCATCCAGCCGGGCTGGGCCGGTAACCGCTAATGTCGATCACGTTTGCGAATGGTATTGTAGCTCCTCCGGTAGTCCCACAGGGCGGTGGCAATTTCAATGGACCAGTAACTAATACTGGCCAGCCGTCTTTCTTGGCATATGTCAAAGCAACCATTCCCGACGTCACGGGCAATGCGGCGTATTACTCCATTGTTTTTGATGCTGAATTGTGGGATCAAACCAATTCATTCAGTGGGAGTACTTTTACCGCCCCGGTTACCGGCAAATACCTACTGATTGCCAACGTTGCTTTGGATCAGCTTGGCACAACTACTCGTGTAGAAGGTCGAATTGTCACCAGCAATCGTACCTATAACTATTTCTACAATGCGCCAGCCGGTAGTGGTGGGTTTGGTGTTTATAGCGGCATGGCTCTAGCGGATATGGATGCGGGTGATACTGCTGTATCACAGATCTATGCCACCGGCGCCGGCGGTAATACGGTAGATGTTTACGGGGCCGGCAGTGCACAATTGTGGACTTATTTTTCGGGAGACCTACTGACTTGACCCAAGAGCAGGAAGATATCCTAAACAGCATATTGGCCACGGCCGTATTGAAAGAAACCGACCCGGCATATGAGAGTGCCCGGCAGTGGTACAATCGTAATGTGGCCGATGTTGGTGAAGCAGGGGCCAAGTCTCGGCTTCAGGCTAAATTGAAGCGCTTCAAAGGAGCATAAAATGGTTGGTGCAAAGAAGTTCAAGATGTTGGACATGGAGCCGGGCAAGACTCCCGTCACTGGTATCAAGGGCGGCGATGTGAAGACCCGAGTCAATTACGGTGGTCCCGGTAAGGACTATATGATCAAGTCGAAGTCCAAGCGTGACGGCGCTGCTGTCAAGGGCAAGACCAAGGGAAAGATCGTCTGATGAAGTACAAGGCCGGTGGTGGAATCACCGCCAAGCAGGACAAGAAGGAAGATATGTCGCTGATGAAGCGGCACAATCGCCTCATGCACCCGGGCCAGAAGTCCAAGCTTGCCTCTGGTGGGGAAGTCAAGACGGTCAAGGGGGCTGGTGCTGCCATCAAGGGCAAGAAGTACCACTCTATCTGAGGTAGTACATGGCGTCAAGCAATACCTGGGCATGGTCGCTGAACATTGGGGAAGTGATTGACGAGGCCATTGAGCTCTCCGGCGGGCAACCCGCGTTGGGCGGTGATCTCGCAACGGCGCGCCGCAGCCTCAACCTTCTCCTCACGGAATGGGCCAACAAGTCCATCAATCTGTGGACCCTTGAGCAACACGAAGTCACCCTGACCTCGGGTACCCGCACCTACACGGTATCCAGCAACGTTTCGGACCTCCTCTACGCACACGTCAATCTCTCTGGGACTGATGTGGAAATCCAGCGTCTCGGTCACTTCGAGTGGATCGATATTGCCCGCAAGACCGAGGAAGGTCGCCCCTCCCAGTACTTTGTGGACCGCCAGAAGGATGCTCCCACCATCTACGTCTGGCCTACCCCCGACAATGACTCCTACATTCTGAAGTACTGGTCCATAAAGCAGATCCAGGATGTCACTCGGAATATGGAGCAGAACGCCGACATTCCCAAGCGTTTCCTGTCCCCCCTCACCCTGGGTCTCGCGTGGAAGTTGGCCGCCAAGCGCCAGCCCGTCAACCCCGATGACGCCAAGATTCAGGAGATGCGCATAGCCCGCCTCAAGGCCCAATACGACGAGGCCCTCGATGATGCCCAAGAGGAAGATCGGGTACGTGCTTCCATCCTCGTAGTTCCCTATATGAGGCGATAGTGTGGGCGACCGGTAAAAGGGCATGGGCCCTCTGTCAGATTTGCGGTAGACGCTTCACTCACCCCCAGTTGCAGAAGAACGACCAGGGGCTGATGGTCTGCGAAGCCGGAATTATTGATGGTGAGGGAAGCCTCATGATCGACAGAACACTCAGTAAAACCGGTAGGAAAATTAACTACAGCAG